CGGGGCGAACTTTTAAAATGGGATACGATTTCACTAAATATGGAACAGGGACTGATGCGATAGTATTCGGAGAATCACACTTTGATTATGATTATGATGATGACACATTTCATAGTGATGCAGAAGGAGACTTTGATGAAATAATCATGGCTCATGGGGATGTTTATACTCTTCAAGTCCAAGCAGCAACAGCAGATAGTCTTGGGAAAGTTACAGATGTAGCAAATATTAATTATAGAATTTATGGAATGTTCCAAGACATAACAATCAAGGATCGTAAAATTCAGGAGATGGGACTTGCAGTTCCAGGAAACAGAAAGTTTTATTTTAAACCAAGTTATTCAATAACATCAGGCGGGGTAACTACAAGTTATGAAATTAAAGAAGGAGACATAATCAATGACTCAAAACTTTATACTGGACTGGGAAGCACAGGACAATTCAGGATCGTTAAAATCATTAAGCAATGGTGGGAACCAGGAACAGAAGTTTATAGAGTCGCAATTGTTAAAAACATAAATTTGGATGGTTCATAATGTTAATGAGTTTTAATGTTCAAACTCCGAGAATGGAGAATGCTAAAAAACAAGTTCTTGATAAATCTAAGATGGTTCTTTTTAAATCTATGGTTAAAATGGAAGAACTTGCAAAAATGAGGGCACCAGTTGATACTGGAAATTTAAAGAATAGGATTCATCTTGAACCATCATTTTTTGGTGCTGATGTTTATGTTTTATCAGATGGAGTAATTTATGGGATAGATTTGGAATATGGAAATAGACCTCATAATGTTCCTTTGAAACCTTTAATTAATTGGGTAAAAAGGAAAGGGATAAGAAGTGATGAAGGACATCAAATTGCATTTGCTAAATATGTACAAGAGAAGATAAGATTGGAAGGAGTAAATGCTCAACCTTTCTTTCGCAATAGTCTCCACGAAGTGCAATTTAAATGGGTACCTTTAATAACTAAACAAGTTTTTAGTTAATGTTGCTCAACCCTAAAAAAATTTAAATAATTAATAATTAAAATATGATTGTTGAAGGCCAAGAGGCATTTACTTCAACTGATTATTAGCAGCCAAGAGGCAAAAATGGAATATTTATCTCCGAAAACGATAATTGTAGATTTCTTAAGAAAGAATGTTGCAGATCCAAGAGGGAGAATAACTGATGCAACTCCTGATACTTTCACTGCTAATGCTTCTCAAACAAGCTTTCAACTTATTCCATCTTCTGGAAAAACAATGTCTTATATTGATAGTGTTACTGTTGATGCAGTTACAAAGACTAAGTGGGAAGAATATTATATTGATTCAAAAGGTCAAAAAGTCATATTTTTTACTGCAATGACTGGTGGTGAAGCTGTTATCATAAATTATGGTGAAACAAGTTCTGATTGGATATTTCCTGATAAGCCAAATAAGAAACTTAATGCTTTGTCTTTTCCAAGAATGAATATTAAGATCATATCTAATCCTGGTTCAAGAAAAGGAAATTATGAAGCTCCTGTTGAAGGAGTTCCAAGAGTTCAAGTTGATATATGGTGTAAGGAGAAACAAGATAATCAAATTTTTATTATTGGTGATTATAAGTACACAGGGGCTGATCTTGGTGAATACCTTAGTTATCAGGTAACAGGAGCATTTGAGAGTAATGAGAAAGAATTATTTCCTGTGCTTTATGGTTATGAACCAGTTGGTATGCCTCCAGATTTACCTTTTGATTCTGAGTTGCAGTGTCATCATGATGTTGTAGAATTCATATTAAGAGGTTTGAATATGGGGAGAATAAATTAATTTTAATCGGTAAAAGAGAAACTTTAAAAGTAATGAAGCCTTGTAGATTAATAAGGTGAAATTATGATAAAAAGTTATATGTGTCAAGGATGTGGAAAAGTATTTGAAGCACAAAGTTGGAGAAAAAGAAAATATTGTTCAAAGAAATGTAAAGGGTTACATGATAAATCAGGTCAATTTAAGAAAGGTCATAAAGGGGATTATGAATCTGAACAATATAGAATATCAAAAATTAAGGAGAATCCAAGTCATGGTATGCTTGGGAAAAAACACAGTGAAAAAACAAAAAAACAAATGTCTGAAAGCAGTAAGAAGCCATATAATTATGTTGATGGTGGATATAAGGGAAAAATTAAGACAAATGAATGTGAACTTTGTGGGGAATCTAAGAAAAGGATTCTTATTCATCACAAGGATGAAATTAGAAGTAACAATGAGATTTCAAATTTACAAGCTGTCTGTTATAAGTGTCATTCAAAGATACATTTTTCGGATGGTATGCTTGGGAAAAACTATAAGGGGTGATTAAAATTTTTGATGAGTTTTTAATTGGAAAAAGAGAAAGAATGTCTTGGATTGTTGAGACAGGATGGGCTACTGGTGGAACCATGAGTTCTGGTGAAATTGTTGGTATTAATTGCACAATTGAACCTGATTGGGCTCGAGGTTGGCAAGAAAATTTAACTTCTGGTGCAGATAATAGAAATGTTCAAGGAAGAAAGATTGGGCCTAAGACTTTGCCTTATACTATGAGTTTTGCTCCTACTAATTGGGTTTGGCTTAAATATTTGATGGATGTTTCTGATGGTGATGATAGTGGGGTTAAGACTCACACTTTCACAATGAGGAATAGTATTTTATCTTATAAGCTTGAATGGGCTAAAAGGCACACAACACCTCATGTTTTAACTATTATTGGTAATGCTGTTAAGTCTGCAACAATAAGTTTTTCTAAAGCATCTGGTGGTGGAACTGATGGTTTATTAAGTGTTGCTCTTAGTTGTGTTGGTCAAGATATGACTGAAAATTCAACTGTGACTTCTCTTAGTAATATTACTGAGGATCCTTTTCAGTACAGAAATGTTAAATGGGTTCTTGGTGGAACTGAGATTAAAGAAGTTAATAATGGTGAGATAAATATTAATAATGGGATTGATGAGAATGATAGTAGATATTGTAATAATACTTATGATGATCTTCTTGGTGAGCCTATTCCAAAAATTTTTAGGATAACTGGAAGATTCAATGTTAATATTAAAGACAAGACAATGTTTGATTATTGGGATGCAGGAATTGTTGTTGCAGGAACTAACACTTTATTATTTGATAGAGATGGAACTGGTGATGATCAATCACTTATTACTTTCGGAGACTTTTATGTTCTTGGAAGTATTGCTTCAACTAATCTTGAGGGGGTTACTAATGTTGATGTTGTTTGGGCTTGTGATGCTTTTGCGAGTATTGTTTCAAGAGATAGTATTATAACTTATTAAATGAGGTAAAATTATGGGATACGAAAATGATTTTGTGGATGAGAAACCAGTTGAACTAAATATTGAAGGTAGAAAATTCAAGTATAAGCCTACAACTGGTGGGGATGAGAATGAATGGCTTAAGGATATTATGATAGTGGATCCTAAGGATAAAATCACTAAAATTAATTGGACTCTTTATAATAGGAAGAAGCTTAATAATATTTTTAGTGTTCCTTATGATAAAGTTATTATAGAGAAAATTATAGGGATTCCTAAAGAATGGGATGATCTTAATAGTGATGAAAAATATAAGTTTCTTGGGAAACTTAAACCAGGTGTTTTTGATAAAATCACTATTGCTATGAGAAAGATTGATGAAGCTGATACTAAAACAGTAAAAAACTGATTAGGCTGATTGAGTATAGCAATGATGATGGTTTTATCATCAGTGATAAAAGAGTTGTGTTATTATGGTGGAAGACTATCGCTTTTGAATGCGGAATCAGCCCTGCTGAATTTAGAAGATCAAGATTATCTGATATTAAAGAGATAATGGAGATTAAGAGTGCGGTTAGCATGAAGAATCAAAGAAATAAAAAGGTTCAGGATTTAATGAATAAGGTGAGGTTTTGATAATGGTAGTGACAGGAAAAACGAGTGGTGCTTCTTCAAGTATGAATATTAAAGGAACTCTTGATACTGGAGATATTGATAGAGGATTCACAAGAGTAGAAAAAGGATTTGAGAAAACTAAAGGTCAAGCTAAATCTTTTGGTTCAGATATGAGTAGAGTTTCTTCAACTGTTAAAGGACTTTCTAACAAGCTTCTTATAATGGGTGCTACAGCTGCAACTGCTTTGATTGGGATAGCAAGTAAAGCTCCTGCTGTTGCTCCTGCACTTGCTAAAATGGGTGTTGCTTTTGGAAAAATTCAAAGAAACCTTGGTGAAGCTCTTGCTCCTGCTTTTGAAAAAGTTTCTGGCTGGCTTGATAAGGTTGCTGCTTGGTCTGGTTCGCATCCTGATATATTTTCAGGAATCGTAATTTCATTAAGTGCTATTGCTGCATTAAAATTTGTTGGTGCAGGTGGTTTTTTAGCTGCTCTCGGAAAATTGGTTATTGCTCCTAAAACTTTAACTGCTCTTGGTTATATTGCTGCAATCGGTGCTGTTGCTTATGCAGGATATAAAGCAAGCGAGGTTGCTGTTGATGCTGCTCATAAATATGTTGGTATGGGAACAGATCCTGATGCACCAACTGATATGTTTGGTCAAACACTTGCAAATAGGCTTACCCAGAAAGTTTGGGCTGATATTACAGGAGTTCCTGCACCTTGGGAAGATCCTCTTAATCCTTTTAGTCCAGCTCATGATCAAGCAATAGCAGAAATAGGAGCAGCAGGTTATCAACCAACTCTTGGTGGTGAAGTGCAAGTTTGGGATAGAAGAAGTTGGTTTTTACAATTATGGGATAGTATATGGGGGTAAAAAATGGTTATGAAAATAGAGAATTTTGAAGGAGCTGCTGATACTTTTACCTGGCC